ATGGCCAATGAGATCGCACGGGGCGGGGACGCCTCGACTGCCGGCGACCACGAGCGCGACACGCGCGCCATCGGCGGACTCATCACCCAGCTTGGAAAGATTTCGGAGTTTGCAGCTGACCTCAATCGGCCAACCGGACAGGATAACGCCTCCGCTACCGTCGCTGAGGAGGCGGACCGCTACCGCCGAAAACTTGCGGAGCGTCTTGCACGGCTTGTCGGCCCTTCCCAGTGACGAGCGCGCGATCCTCCTGGCGCAAATCCCGGATGAGCTGATCGTCCCTCTCTACTATGACTGGCAAATCTGGGCACGCGACGACCAGCTTCCGCCGCTGTACTCGCCGGACGACGAGCCATGGCGGACATGGCTCGTGCTCGGCGGCCGCGGATCGGGCAAGACGCGATCCGGCGCCGAGTGGATTCGTGCGAAAGCCCTGGGAAAGGACGCTTGCATCGGCGTGCCGGCGCGCCGCATGGCCCTCATCGGGCTGACGATCGGGCAGGTGCGCAGCGTCATGATCGAAGGCGTCTCGGGGCTGCTCGCCGTGCACGCGCCGCACGAGCGGCCTCGCTACGATGTCTCGCGCAACGAAATCACCTGGAGCAACGGAGCGGTCGCGCAAATGTTTGCTGCCGACGATCCAGACAGCCTCAGGGGACCGCAATTCGACGCGGCCTGGTGCGACGAGCTCGCCAAGTGGCGGCGTCCCGATTACGCCTGGGACATGTTGCAGTTCGGCCTTCGCCTCGGGTCTGCGCCCCAGGCCGTGGTCACGACGACGCCGCGCTACATCGAGCTGTTGAAGATGTTGGTGGATGATGCCGTGACGGTCGTCAGCCGCTCGCGCACCCTCGATAACGCCGCCAACCTCGCACCGGGTTTCGTGGCCCAGATCACGCGCCGCTACGGCAACACCGCGCTCGGACGCCAGGAACTGGAGGGCGAGATGGTCGAGCAGCTCGAAGGTGGCCTGTGGCGACGCGAGTGGCTGACGCAGCACAGGATCACCGCGCCGCCGGAGCTCGGCCGTACCGTCGTGGCGGTCGATCCGCCGATCACCTCCAACCCCAATTCCGATGCGTGCGGCATCATCGTTGCGGCCCTCGGTGCCGATGGCCGCGCCTATGTCCTGGCCGACCGCACGATCCGTGGCCGCGAGCCCGTCATCTGGGCACGCGCCGCTGTCGCCGCCTATCGCGACTATGCCGCCGACCGCATCGTCGCCGAGACCAATCAGGGCGGTGATCTCGTTCTGAGCGTCATCCGGCAGGTGGATGAGAACGTCCCCATCCGCAGTGTGAAGGCGTCGCGCGGCAAGTGGATCCGCGCGGAGCCTGTCGCCACGCTCTATGCCGAAGGCCGCGTCCTGCACGTCGGCGAGTTCGTCGAGCTGGAGACCGAGATGTGCGCTTTCGGTGCCGACGGCCTCGCCCAGGGCAAAAGTCCCGACCGCCTCGACGCGCTCGTCTGGGCCATTACCGAGCTGATGCTCGCACCGAAGCGGACACCCGGCATTCGCTCGCTCTGACACGCCGTTCCACGACCCGCAGCAACGCACGACAAGGACATCGGACCACCGATCGATGACGCTTCTCGATGCACCATCGCTCCCGGCGCGCGTCCGGCAAGCGCTCGGCCGTTTCGTGGCTCCGCGCCATCGCGGCACTGAACCCAAGGCCAGCGCCACGGCGCCGCTCATTGCCTTCGAGAGCCTGCGCCAGCCGGTATGGACGCCGCGCGACTACCATGCGCTCGCCCGCGAAGGCTTCGCACAGAACGCCGTCGTCTATCGTTGCGTGCGCATGATCGCGGAAGCGGCGGCCTCCGTTCCTCTTCTCCTTTATGACGGCGACGAGGAGATCGACGAGCACCCCCTCAAGACACTGCTTGCGCGCCCCAATCCCGGCCAATGCGGGCCCGATCTGCTGGAGGCCTGGTACGGATTTCTGCTCGTCTCCGGCAACGCCTACCTCGAAGCCGTCGCCATCGGCGGCACCGTCCGCGAGCTGCACGTGCTGCGGCCCGATCGCCTGCGCATCGTGCCGGGCAGCGACGGTTGGCCCGAAGCCTGGGACTACACCGTCAGCGGCCGCACCGCGCGGCTCGGTGCCGATGTCGTGCCAGGCATCCGCCCCGTCCTGCACATGAAGCTCTTCCATCCCGCCAACGATCACTACGGCATGAGCCCACTCGAGGCGGCGGCCACGGCCATCGACGTGCACAACGCCGCCGCGCGCTGGAACAAGGCGCTGCTCGACAACTCGGCGCGTCCGTCCGGCGCTCTGGTCTACACCTCGCGCGAAGGCAACCTCACGGCCGAGCAGTACGGGCGTCTCAAGGACGAGCTCGAGCGCGGCTTCCAGGGTGCGGCCAACGCCGGCCGGCCGCTGCTGCTCGAAGGCGGGCTTGACTGGAAGTCCATGAGTCTCTCGCCCAAGGACCTCGACTTCATCGAGGCCAAGAATGCCGCCGCGCGTGAGATCGCGCTGGCGTTGGGCGTGCCGCCCATGCTGCTCGGCATTCCCGGCGACAACACCTATTCCAACATGCAGGAAGCCAGCCGCATGTTCTGGCGCCAGACCGTGCTCCCGCTCGTCGGGCGCACGGCCAAGGCGCTGTCCGGCTGGCTCGCCCCCGCCTACGCATCACCCATCGAGCTGCGCGCCGACCTCGACGGCATCGAGGCCCTCTCCACCGAGCGCGAAGCCCTGTGGACGCGCATCGACAAGGCAACGTTCCTCACCCGCAACGAAAGGCGCGCGGCTGCAGGCTATGGGCCCGTTACCGGTGGCGATGAGATCAAGCATGCTTATTGCGCGGACATCACCCCATCGAGCGGCCTCGCTCCGAAAGCCAATTTCAATCCCGGTCAGCTGCGCGACGACCTCGGCCGCTGGATTGATGCGGGCGGTGGCGTCGTCCACGAAGCGTCTCGGCGCCGCGGTGGAAGGCCCGAAGGCACTCCCGCGCAAGAGGCTCGCCACGCCGTAGCTGCAGCCCGGGCCCAGGATGCGACGCGGCGCCTGCGGGAATTGGAGCCGACTTGGCGGGAGCCTCAGAGCGCAAGCAGCACCATCGAGGGTCGTATCGCCCACCACGAGGCCGCTGCGGCGGCAGCAGAAGCCCGCCTTGCCGAGATCCTGCGCGACGCCATACCCAACACCAATCCGAGCTGGGGTGTAAACAGGCTCCGCAAGGAGCTGAATGATCGCGGGTTCCTCTATACGGGTAAGACAGACGCTCCGGGGTTCATGTATGAGAATCCGCAAACTGGCGAACAGGCGCGTATCATGGAGCGGCCTTCGAAGTCTTTCAGGACCGACTCGCCTCAGAAGCATTTCAATGATTTCTACTATCGGTATCGGGGCAGGGATGATCAGAGGTGGGGAAACCCAATAACAATTCCCAACAAGTGAAGCATTGAGCGAGGACGCGCGATGATCGCAATTGGTGAGATGGAGGACCGCATTCTTTCTGAGCTGCAGGAGGCGGGGGAAGAGAATGTTGCAGCTCTGATCAACACGATCATCAATCCGATGGGCGATACGATCGAGTTGATCCAGCTGCGCCAAGCGCTCGACAATCTGGCGCGCAAAGGGCTTGTCAGGATCGCCCTCACTCGCGACGCAACAAGAGGGCTGGTACCATTATCAGTAGACAAATCGTTGGAGATCGTCGCCAAGATCGACGAATTTCTTCGCTTTAGAAGCAGCGATAGTCATTGGACCTGGAGCGGAGAGTCGAAGCCTCATATCGTCGTCACCGCAGAAGGGCGCGCACGAGCCGATAAGATTTTGGATCAGCGCGGCTATCAGTGGTGGCGTCGCGGAGAGGATGACGCGAGCTGATCGAAGCGCGATAGCGGATGAAAGAACAGGTCACACTGGGTCGCCTGGCATCGGCAATCTGCCCGGTAGGATAGGGACGCGGCAATGTTTCCAAGAATGACCGACGCCAATCCGCCTACGGCGCTCGCCGCAATAGAAAGCTTGAGCGCGAACGTGCTCTTGTTCTACCAGGCCTCTACAAGGAATTCCTGCTTGCAACCAACGGCGGTGCTCCCGAGGCGCCGGCATTTCCGATCCATGGAAACCCAACGACTTCAATTGGGGTCATGCAGAGTTTTGCTGGGATAGGCGTGCGAGAACCTACGGATGAACTCGCATATTCCTACGATCTGTACGTAGGTGGTTTTCCGCGCGGCATCGTCCCGATTGCCGGCAATGGTGGGGGGGACTACACCTGTCTCGACCTGCGCAACGGCAAAGAACGCGTGGCTTTCTGGGACAAGCGGCATTTCTGGGGAACTGGTGAGTGGCGTGAGAGGGACTTCTATCATGTTGCCGACTCGTTCGCCGAGTTCCTTGGATCACTGCGTCCCAATCCGTACGACTGAGCGATGAACATCCCCAGCCCTGATGAGTTCAAGAAGGCGTGCCGCAACCTCGGGCAGGACTTGGGTTACGAGAAACCACCCCTCGCACTGATGGCCCAGGTTGCTCTCATAGGAATTGAGCGACCAGAGCGGGCGGTGATCAAGGCGTTCTTGGACGAGCTATTGAGCGGCACGTACACCGCCGAACAGTTGAAGGAGTTTTGGTGGTCCACGCCAGCGGATATCTATTTTCACGAGGGACAGGATCTCATCACCTTCCTAACGATGCTGCGCGATGAGGTGACGAAGGCATCCTAGAGGCGAGTCAACGAATCAATCCGAAGAGGGTAGCGTCCATGGTCATTTTGTTGCACCGGATCGTCATTTGGTTGGCTTGCATTGGCGGCATCGCGCAATCATCGTTGGCTCAGAGCAGCCCTGCTCCGCACGAGTTTGTGCCGAACTTATTGCAGCAGACGCACATCGATGACATCACCGAGGATCCAGCAAGAGTTGTTGTGCGGGCTAGCCGGCCGCACCAGGACAAACAAAGTGCTCCTGGTGTGCTGATTATCTGCGACCGAACCAGGTTCGGCCATGAGTTCCTTGCCGTGCAGGACCACACATTGCTGACGGATGATCGCCTCGTCGTAGGGTCTGGCTTCTGCGATGCCATGCTCGCGCTGATCCGCCAGCATCAGGCCGCTCAGCCGTGAAACGGGCGATGCCTCACGACGGGCGCCAGCCTAGAACGATCTGACTTTGCACCACCGTTGATCCACTCGCTCGGACGAGCCGCACCGCTCTGTCCCAACCGAGGCGTTCATCCCCATGCTGCAATCGCGTCCAGCTGCGAGCACCGCGCTCGAAGCCAAGTTCACCGCGTTCGCCCTCAAGTCCATCACCATTGATGGCGTGTTCGAAGGTTACGCCAGCCTCTTCAATCGTGAGGATCTGGGCGGTGACATCGTGCTGCCGGGAGCTTTTCGCGACAGTCTTGCCCGGCGTGGCGTCGGCGGCATCAAGCTGCTGTTCCAGCACAACCCGAATGAGCCGATCGGCATCTGGCAGAGCATCGTGGAGGATGCGCGGGGCCTGTTCGTGCGCGGTCGGCTGATGCTCGACATCGCCCGCGGCCGCGAGATCTACACGCTGATGCGGGCCGGCGCCGTGGACGGCCTGTCGATCGGCTTCCGCACCGTCACGGCGCGGCGTGACCGTGCAACCGGCGTGCGCCGCCTCGAGAAGGTCGACTTGTGGGAAATCTCCGTGGTCACGTTTCCCATGCTGCCCGAGGCGCGGGTTGCTGCCGTCAAGCAGCGGCCCTTTGCCGGTGGCGCGCCGACTGCACGCGAGTTCGAACGCTGGCTCACGCACGACGCTGGGCTCACGCGATCCGACGCCCGGGCGATCCTCCGCCACGGGCTCAAGGGGCTGACCGGCAGGCGCGACGCTGCCGATGGCCATAATGACGAGGCGCGGCTCGTGGCCAAGCTGACGGCCGCCGCACGTCTTCTGCGCTCCCATCATCATCACCTGCAAGGACGCTATCAATGACAATGGACACACCCATCGAGGTCAAAGGCACCGCCGACCTGGGCTATGCCGTCGACGATCTCATGCGCGCCTTCGAGGCGTTCAAGGAGACCAACGATCGCCGCCTGGACGAGATCGAGCGCCGGTCGGCCGACACGCTGACCAGCGAGAAGCTCGCCCGCATCGATCGTGCGCTCGACGAGCACAAGCGTGTCGTCGACGAGCTGGCCCTCAAGGCGGTGCGGCCCGCGCTCACCGGCTCGGCGGTGCGAGGCACGGCCACGACGTTGCAGCACAAGTCCGCATTCGAAGCTTACGTCCGCAAGGGCGAGGCGCACGGCCTGCGCGACCTGGAAGCCAAGGCCCTCTCGGTCGGCACCGACGCCGACGGCGGTTATCTCGTGCCTGACGAGCTCGAGCGCACGGTCAACCGGGCCGTGAAGGACGTATCGCCGATCCGCGCCATCGCCGGCATTCGCCAGGTTTCGGGCTCCGTCTACAAGAAGCCTTTCGCCATCACCGGTGCAGAAACCGGCTGGGTCGCGGAAACGGCGTCACGCCCCGAGACCGACGCGCCGACACTCGCCGAGCTGTCGTTCCCGACCATGGAGCTTTACGCCATGCCGGCGGCGACCTCGGCGCTGCTCGACGACTCCGCCGTCAACATCGACGAATGGATCGCCGAGGAGGTGCGTTCCTCCTTTGCCACCCAGGAAGGCACCGCCTTCGTCACCGGCAACGGCACGGCGAAACCGAAAGGCTTTCTCGACTACACCAAGGTCGCGCAGGGCAGTTGTCACCTTCGGCCAATCGACGTTGAGGGACTGGAGCACGGGCGGCGAGAAGGGGGCTGAGCATGTGCTGACGCTGCACGTGTGGTCCCGCGCCAGCGGCCGCAAAGAGACCTACATCATCATGAGCGCCCTGCGTGAGGCCCTGCACGACAAGCCGCTCACTCTGGACGGGCATCGGCTCATCAATATCCGGCACGAGATATCCGAGGCCCGCCGCGAGACCGATGGCGACACCTATCACGGCATCGTCCGTTACCGCGCGGTGACGGAGCCGGTCTAGCGGCCACTCGTCCCATTCCGCTCATCTCCCAGGAGGCCCGCATGGCCGCTCAGAAAGGCAAGGACCTTCTGTTGAAGGTCGACACCGATGGCTCCGGCACGTTCGCGACGGTTGCCGGCCTGCGTTCGCGCAGCATCTCCTTCAACGCCGAGACCGTCGACATCACGCATGCGGAATCGGCCGGCCAATGGCGCGAGCTGCTGGCAGGAGCCGGCGCCCGCAACGCGCGCATCACCGGTGCCGGCATCTTCAAGGACGCCGCGTCCGATGCGACGGTCCGTTCCTACGTCTTCAACGGCACGATCCGCGACTGGCAAGTAGTGATCCCGGACTTCGGCACTGTGGAAGGGCCGTTCCAGATCAGCTCGTTCGAGCTGTCCGGCCGCCATGATGGCGAAGTTGCCTTCGAGCTCGCCCTCGACTCCGCCGGCGAGCTGACATTCGCCGCCGCTTAACCAGCGCCCCGATCAGGAGTAGCGCAATGCCCAATCTTCGCCGCGGCGAGATCGAAGCCGTGCTCGACGGCAAACCCGTCAATCTCTGCCTCACGCTCGGCGCGCTTGCCGAGCTCGAATCCGCCTTCGGCGATGACGACATGCTGCGTCTGGCGCAGCGTTTCGGCGATGGACGATTGAGTGCACGCGATGCCGTGCGCATTATCGGTGCCGGGTTGCGCGGCGCGGGCAATCAGGTGACCGATGACGCCGTCTCCCGCATGCGCTGCGAGGATGCGGCTGCCGGCTTCGTCGATATCGTGGCGCGGCTGCTGGCGGCCACGTTCGGCGGCACGGCAGGCACGGGCACAGCCAAGGCTGTCGATCGCGCAGCGGAGGCACATCAGGCTCCGGCCCCTTTCCCTGGGACGACGTGATGGCCGTGGGCCTCGGCCTCCTTCGACTGTCGCCGGCCCATTTCTGGAGCATGACGCCGCGTGAGCTGACCGCCGCATTCAGCGGGGCATTCGGCATCATGCATGCGGACGGCCCTCTCGGCCGCGCCGATCTCGCCCAGCTTATGCAACGTTTTCCCGATGAGAGGTGATGCATGGACGAGCCTGTCACGACCTGGGTCGTCACGGTCGAGGCCGACACCTCGCAGCTCGACGCGCAGCTCGCGCAGTCGGCCCGTGCCGGCCGCCAGTTCGCCAATGCCCTCACCACGGCCTTCGAAGGCATCGCGCTGCGAGGGCGCAGCCTCGGCGACGTGCTACGCACGCTTGGTCTCAGCCTGTCGCGCATGGCGCTGCAAGCTGCTTTTCGCCCTCTGGAGCAGACGTTCGGCAATCTGGTCACCCGCCTCATGTCCGGCGTTGCCTTTCAGAACGGCGGCGTCGTGAGCCAGGGCCTGCCCGTTCCCTTCGCGCGCGGCGGCGTCATCGCCGCGCCGGCGCTATTCCCGCTGCAAGGCGGCCGCGTCGGCCTGGCTGGCGAGCGCGGTGCTGAAGCCATCATGCCGCTGGCGCGCGGACCGGACGGCCGCCTCGGCGTTGCTGCATCAGGGAGCGGTGCCATCGCAGTGACGTTCAACGTCACGACGCCCGATGCGGAAAGTTTCCGCCGCTCCGAAACGCAGATCGCCGCGATGCTGGCTCGTGCCGTCGGCCACGGCCAGCGCAACTTGTGAGTTGCCATGTTTCATGAGATCCGCTTTCCGACGGCCATATCGCGTGGCGTCCAGGGAGGCCCCGAGCGGCGCACCGACGTTGTGGTGCTGGGCTCGGGCTTCGAGGAGCGCAACAGCCGCTGGGCGGACTCGCGCCGCGCCTGGAATGCGGGCTATGGCGTTCGATCGCTCGATGATCTGCACGCCGTCATCGCCTTCTTCGAGGAGCGCCGCGGCCGTCTCTATGGCTTTCGCTGGAAGGATCCCGTCGACTTCAAGTCCGGCCCGCCGGAAACCGCGATCACCGTGCTCGATCAGCAGATCGGCGTCGGCACCGGAGCGCAGGCCCAATTCCAACTCGTCAAGCGGTACGGCACGGCCTTCGCCCCATGGGAGCGCGAAATCCACAAGCCTCTTGGCGGTTCCGTACGCATTGCCGTCGACAATGTCGAGAAGACTGCCGGTGTCCATTTCAGCGTCAATGCGCAAACCGGCATCGTGACCTTCCTGTCGCCGCATCTTCCTGCCGCCGATGCCGTCGTGACCGCCGGCTTCGAGTTCGACGTGCCCGTGCGCTTCGACACGGACAAACTTGAATTGGATCTGCGCGGCTTCCGCCACGGCGCCATTCCCAACATCCCCATTGTCGAAATCCGCATATGAAGCAGCTTCCGCCCACGCTGCAGGCACATCTCGACAGCGGCGTCACCACCCTGTGCTGGTGCTGGCGGCTGACGGCACGTACCGGCGAGCGCTACGGCTTCACCGATCACGACCGCGACCTGAGCTTCGACGGCACGACCTTCGAGGCTGCCACCGGCTTCACCGCCACCGAGATCCGCGACTCCGTGGGCCTCAGCGTCGACAATCTGGAGGTCACCAGCGCGCTCGTTTCCGACAGGCTTTCGGAAGTCGCGCTGAGCGCCGGCGATTTCGACGATGCCGCCGTCGAGATCTTCCGCGTCAACTGGCAATCTCCCGCCGACCGTGTGCTGATGCGCTCCGGCTCGCTCGGTGAGGTCCGGCGCACGGGCACCGCGTTTGCGGCTGAAGTGCGCGGCCTTGCTCATTACCTGCAGCAGCCCAAAGGCCGCCTCTTCCAGTACGGATGCGACGCCGATCTCGGCGACGCGCGCTGCGGCATCGACCTCATGAGCGCCGTTTATCGTGGCGAGGGCGTGGTACTCGACGTCATCGAGCCGCGGCGCTTCACGGCAAGCGGGCTCGATGCGTTTTCGGACGGTTGGTTCACGCGTGGCCTCATCACGTTCACGAGCGGTGGCAACGACGGGCGTGCCATCGAGGTCAAGCGCCACACCACCGGCGATGCCGTCATCATCGAGCTGTGGCAGACGTTCATGGCCGCGCCGCAACCGGGTGACGCCTTCGTCGTCACGGCCGGATGCGACAAGCAGTTTGCAACCTGCGCGGCGAAGTTCGCCAATGTCGTGAACTACCGCGGCTTCCCGCACATGCCCGGCAACGACTTCATCGCCTCCTATCCCCGCAGCGACGACGCCAATCGCACCGGTTGACGTGCCCATGCCCGAGCCATCGCTCATCCCAACCCGCGATGCCATCGTCGCGCACGCGCGCCTGTGGATCGGCACGCCTTACCACGATCAGGCGAGCACCTGTGGGGCGGGCACCGATTGCCTCGGTCTCATCCGTGGTATCTACCGCGCGCTTTATGGCCACGATGTTGCAGCAGTACCCGCCTACACACGCGATTGGGCTGAAGCCGCAGGCGAGGAGGCCATGCTTGCGGCGGCCCGCCGGCATCTCGTCGAGATCCCGGTGCATGACATTGCGCCGGGCGACGTCCTCGTCTTCCGCTACCACCGGCATCACGTCGCCAAGCACGCCGCGATCTTCGCCGGCAAGACCATGGTTCACGCCGTGGAAGGCGCTCCGGTCTCCGAGGTGCCGTTCTCGTCCTGGTGGCATCGCCGCATGGCTGGTGCGTTCGCGTTTCCTGGAGTGATCGTCTGATGGCCACGCTTGCGCTCGCGGCGGCCGGTGCCGCGGTCGGCAGCGCCGTGCTGCCCGCCGGGTTCACGCTGCTCGGCACGACCATCACCGGTGCCATGATCGGCTCGCAGATCGGTGCGCTCGCGGGATCGTTCATCGATCAATCGTTGTTTGCGGCCTCCGCACTGCCGCGCGGCGGATCCGGCCCGCGCTTGTCCGACCTGAAGGTGACGGCGTCCACGGAGGGCGCACCCATTCCGCGGCTCTATGGCCGGGCCCGCCTCGGCGGCCAGATGATCTGGGCCACGGACATCGAGGAGACCCGCGTGTCGTCCGGAGGAGGCGGCGGCAAAGGCAGCCCGCGCTCGCCCTCGACCGAGGAATTCCACTATTCGGCGAATTTCGCCGTGGCCTTGTGCGAAGGCGTCGTCACCAGCCTCGGGCGTGTCTGGGCTGACGGCAAGGAGCTCGACCTGTCGAGCTACACGTGGCGGCTGCACGCCGGGGACGAGGATCAAGACCCCGACAGCCTCATCATCGCGCGCATGGGCTCGGGCAATACTCCGGCTTATCGCGGCACGGCCTACATCGTGTTCGAGGCCATGCCGCTGCGCGATTTCGGCAATCGCATTCCCCAGCTCTCGTTCGAGGTGTATCGCAGCGTCGACGCTTTCGATCAGCAGGTGCGCGCTGTCGTTCTCATTCCGGGGTCGGGTGAGTTCGTCTATGCAACCGGGCCTGTTACCCGCGTCGTGGGAATCGGGCGCAGCCACCCCGAGAACACGCATACACGGCAGGGCGTCACCGATTGGGAGGTCGCCCTCGATCAGCTTCAATCCGCGCTGCCGAACGTGCAGTCCGTCTCGCTTGTCACGAGCTGGTTCGGCTCGGACCTGCGTGCCGGGTCGTGCCTGATCCGCCCGTGCGTGGATATTGCCGAGAAATCGACGAGCCCAATCGCCTGGGGTGTCGCCGGCCTGACACGATCGACCGCACCCATCGTCAGCAGCATCGAGGGGCGTGCAGCCTACGGCGGCACGCCGTCCGACCAGACCGTTGTGGCGGCCATCCAGGATCTCAAGGCGCGCGGCCTCGGCGTTACGCTGACACCTTTCATCCTCATGGACATACCCGCCGGCAATGCGCTCGGTGATCCTTACACCGGCGCATCGAGCCAGCCCGCCTATCCCTGGCGCGGACGCATCACGGTCGATCCCGCCCCCGGCCAGCCCGGCAGCCCAGACAAGTCCGCCTCGGCCGCTACGCAACTTGCGGCCTTCATCGGCACGGCCGCGCCGTCTGACTATGCCATCGCCGGTGCAACGGTGTCGTACACTGGCGCTGCGGAATGGTCGTTCCGGCGCATGGTGCTGCACTATGCGCATCTCGCCGCCGCTGCAGGAGGCGTCGATGCTTTCGTCATCGGTACGGAGCTGCGCGGCCTGACGCAGGTGCGCTCCGATGCCTCGAGCTATCCATTCGTTGCCGCGCTCGTCGCGCTTGCCGATGATGTGAAATCCATTCTCGGATCGGATACGCGCGTCACCTACGCCGCCGATTGGTCGGAGTATTTCGGCCATCATCTCCAGGACGGCTCCGGTGACGTGTTCTTTCACCTCGATCCGCTGTGGGCCTCGCCTTCGATCGACGCTGTCGGCATCGATCTCTACTGGCCGCTGGCCGACTGGCGTGACGGCCGCGAGCACCTCGACATCCTCGCCGGCGCGCGGTCCGCCTACGACCTCGACTATCTCAAATCCAACATCGCTGGCGGCGAGGGCTTCGACTGGTACTACGCCGATGCGGCCGATCGCGCCGCACAGGTGCGCACGCCGATCACGGACGGCGCGGGCAAGCCCTGGGTCTTCCGCTTTAAGGACCTGAAGTCCTGGTGGAGCAACGCGCACTTTAATCGCCCGGGAGGCGTCGAGGCTGGCGTGCTGACAAGCTGGGCGCCGCAATCAAAACCCGTCTGGATCATGGAGATCGGCTGCCCCGCCGTCGACAAGGGCGCCAATCAACCCAACGTCTTCATCGATCCGAAAAGCTCGGAATCCTTTCTCCCATATTTCTCTCTCGGCACGCGCGATGATCTGATCCAGCGCCGCTATCTGCAAGCATTCCATGAGGCGTTCGACTCCGAGCACGAAGGCTATGTGCCGGACAGCAATCCCATCTCGGCCGTCTATGACGCGCCGATGCTCGACCTCGATCACATGCATGTCTACGCGTGGGATGCGCGCCCGTATCCAGCCTTCCCCGCCGATCTCGACACATGGGGTGATGGCTCCAACTGGCCGCTCGGCCACTGGATCACAGGCCGCATCGCCGGCCAGCCGTTGTCCGCGCTCGTCTCGGCCTTGCTCGACGACTATGGCTTCAGCCTGCACAACGCGGGCGCGCTCGACGGTATTGTTCTGGGCTTCGTCATCGATCGCCTGATGTCGGCCCGCGACGCGCTGCAACCGCTGGAGCTCGCCTATTTCTTCGACGCCGTGGAAAGCGCGGGCGAACTTGCGTTCCGCCATCGCGGCGCAAGCCAGCCCGTTGCAGTGCTCTCGCCTGACGATCTCGTTGAAAGCCGGCCGGGCGCCGATTTGATTGCGCTGACGCGAGCCCAGGAAACGGAGCTGCCTGCGTCCGCCAAGATCGGCTATGCCGCAGCAGAGGCGGACTACCGGCAGGCGGTTGTGGAAGCACGCCGCCTCATCGGCGCCAGTGGCCGTGTCGCGCTGGCCGAGCTGCCCATCGTCATGGAAGCCGAGCAAGCCGCACATATCGCCGAGACCTGGCTGTTCGAGGCCTGGTCCGCTCGTGATCGCGCATCGCTTGCCGCGCCGCCGAGCCGTCTCGCCCTGGAGCCGGGCGACGTCATCTCCGTCGATACGAGCGGGCAGGCCCGTCTCTTCCGCATCTCCGAAATCGGCGATCACGGCACGCGCGACATCGAAGCCCGCAGCATCGATCCTCATGTCTACGGCCGTACCTCGCGCGTTGCCCGTCTCCCTGCGCCGCCACCGGACGTGCTTGCCGGACAACCCTTCGGGCTGTTTCTGGATCTGCCCCTGTTGACCGGTGACGAGCAGCCGCACGTCGGCTATGCCGCTGCTGCTCAGGAGCCATGGCCCGGCACGATTGCGTTCTATCGCTCGCCCGAAACGTCGGGTTACGCGCTTCGCGCACGCGCAATGATGGCGGCGTCAACCGGTGTCACGCTCGATGCTCTGCCGCAAACCCCCGAAGGCCGCCTTGACCATGCGACGCGCATGCGTGTGAGGCTCGATCACGGGCCGCTCGCCTCTGTCACCCGCGCCGCGCTGCTCGGCGGCGCTAACGCAGCTGCCGTGCAGAACGAAGCCGGCGATTGGGAGGTGCTGCAGTTCCAGTCCGCCGTGCTGGTCGCTCCTGCAACCTACGAGCTGTCCGGCTTTCTGCGCGCGCAGGGCGGTACGGACGGTGCCATGCAATCCCTGCTGCCCGCCGGGGCCCGTTTCGTACTTCTTGACCGCGCCATCGCACCGGTCGAGATGGCACCCGATGACATCGGGCTCACACACAACTGGCGGTTCGGCCCGGCATCGCGTGACCTTGGCCACGCGTCCTATGCGGCCGCAACGCACACCTTTACGGGTGCTGGACTGCGTCCGCTCAGCCCCGTCCATGTGCGCGGCTCTCGTGCAGGCGGCGATCTCGTCGTCGCATGGACGCGGCGGACGCGCATCAACGGCGACGTGTGGGGTGCTGGCGACGTGCCGCTCGGCGAGGAGAGCGAGCGCTACGACGTCGATATCCTCGACGGCAGCACCGTGAAGCGCACGATATCGGCAGTGTCGCCGACGATCACCTACACCGCGGCCGAACAGGTCGCCGATTTCGGTGCGCCGCAATCGGCCTGCGCTATCCGCGTCTATCAGATCGCTGCAGGGTACGGCCGCGGTACGGCACGCGCCGCCACCGTCTGATCTCTCGCGCGCCACCTCCACTCACATCCGGTTGATCTTCGATGCAGCAGCAGCCCTGGATGGCGGCGGCGTGGGCCGAGTTCGGCCAGTCCGAGCGTTCCGGCCGGGACGCCAACCCTCGGATCCTCGACTATTTCAGCACGCTTGGCCGTTTCGACATCGTCGATGACGAAACCGCCTGGTGCGCGGCCTATGTCGGTGCCTGCCTGGAGCGGGCGGGATACGCGAGCACGCGCTCGCTCATGGCCCGGTCCTATCTCGAGTGGGGCACGGGCATCGAAACGCCCGATGTCGGCGCCATCGCCGTACTGACGCGTGGTGCCGACCCGGCGCTGGGCCACGTCGGCTTCGTCGCCGGCAGCACGGACGAGGCGCTCTTTCTCCTCGGCGGCAATCAGGCGGATGCTGTCACCCTCGCGCGTTTCGATCGCAATCGTCTGCTCGGCTTGCGCATGCCCGTAGCGGGGGCATCCGCACAACCGGACCGGTTCGAGTTCGCGCTCGCGCATGTCCTGAAGCTCGAGGGGGGCTGGAGCGACGATCCCTTCGATCCCGGCGGCCCGACCAACAAGGGCATTACGCTCGGCGATTTCGCGCGCCACCGCCGCGTGTCGGTCACGGCGCAGAATTTCGAGGCGATGAAGGCTGAGCTGCGGCGTATTCCCGATGGAACGGTGCGTGACATCTATCGGACACGCTATTGGCAGCCGGGCCGTTGCGCCGATCTGCCCCAACCGCTCGCCTTCATGCATTTCGATGCGGCCGTGAATCAAGGTGTGGCAGGCTCCGCTGCCATGCTGCAGGAGGCGCTGGGTGTCGATGTCGACGGCGAGATCGGCCCCATCACGCTGAGCGCGGCCCGCACGCGCTCCCTGTCCGATACGCTCGAAGCTTACGCCGACATCCGCCGCCGGCGGTACCGCTCGCTGACGCACTTCTGGCGCTTCGGCCGCGGCTGGCTGCGCCGCGTCGACTCCACGCTCGCTGCGGCCCTGCAACTGGTCTCACCGCCACCTTCCCCTCAAACCGCTGCTCAGGAGACTCAAACCATGCCCGATCCGCAAGCCAACCTGCCGTCCCCACCCGACTCGGGTACCGACCCCAAGTGGTGGGGCCATTCCATGACCATCTGGGGCGCGCTTCTCACGGCGCTCTCGACGGTCTTGCCTTTGCTCGGCCCCGCGCTCGGCCTGGAGTTGACCATCGATCTCGTGCAGCGCCTCGGCCAGGATGTCGTGCTCGTGATCCAGGCACTTGGCGGGCTGATTGGCACCGTCATGACCATTATGGGACGTGTCCGCGCCACTGCCCCGATCGAGCGCCGGCCCGTGCGCCTGAAGGTGTGA